TTCCAATCTTTTTGCCAGCCGTCTTTAGGAAGTGGACTCCAAAATCTATCTTCTTCGGGGTTAAATGAATAAGCATCAGGGCCTACTAATTCAAGCATTTTTTCGGGGTGCATTGTGCGTACATAGTGCAAAAGCCCTTTAGAAGTTGACCAATTAACTGCGAGTTTTTTAGGAATATTGCTAGGAATAGCGTCTAAATAACCTTCTGACCCTACAATCTTCTTTAAATTGCATGGAAATAAAGACTTAGCGTATGCTGGTGCAAGACTTATGTAATAAGGCAAGGAAATAATGCCAATCCAATAGTCTGACTCTGTGGCAATGCCTTCTTCTGGCATATTGGTAAATGTGTCAATACAATCCATTTGCCCAAATAATGTATGCAATGAGCCATGTTGCAATAAAACAACACTTTTAGCGCCCATTACCTTTAAAAATGGCAAAAAGCGAGCATATTGAATAATGTCACCAAAACCTTGCTCTGCTTGGACAGTAATGGTTTTCCCTAATAGGCTTTCACCTCTCCATACAGGCATTTTTAGCTTTTGATGGTAGGGTTGTGCCTGGTTAGCAATAATTTCAGGATGCCATCTATATTCAAATAGCCTAAATCCAGCGTCTAAACGACCAGCGTGTAGGTGTTCGTAGGCTTTTTTATATTCCGTGTGCGGATTTAAAGTAAGAGTGCTAATAATGCTTCCTCATCGTCTAATTCTGCTTGCCGTTTGGCTTCTAGGACTGCTAACTCTTGCTCTAAGCGGAGTTTAGCTGACCTTATTGCTACTGCGGTTTGCAAGTCTTGCTGCTGTTGAACAAGATTAGCGATGTATCGGTCAATATTTGCTAGGTTTGACGGTATATCAACGCTAACTTCTTGATTGGATTGTACTTTATTTTGTTTCTTTTTTGCAACAGGTTTAGGGTCAACTAAATCTGTAATCTTTTGCTTGCGGTTTTGGGCATCAGTCTTTAATGCTTCAATACGCTTTTCTTCGGCAATTCTTAATTTCTTTTGTAAAGCCTTATACCGCTTTCTTTCTTCTGGACTCCATGCGTCATCACCACCTGTTTTAGTAGGTGGGGTAGGGGTAACAACAATCTGAAATGCGTTATTTTGAAACGCATTAGGTTGAAAAGCGGTCTGAAACATATTAAGAAAACATTATAAAAGGGTAGCCGTTGTATTGGTGAAATCAACATCTTCTACTATTGGCTTTTCCGATACTTTAACTGTATATACCCAATCGCCCAAAATATAAGGTTCTGTGGATTCCAAAAATTGGGTTTTTGAATCATGGTCTAAATTGGTGTTAATAAGCATACAGTTGTTATCTGCCAAAAATTTTGCATTTGGCCCACTACTAGCAAAAGAAGTATTAGGAAACATAGATTGGTAATCGGCTAAATCAATTATTTTTCCGTCTTGTATTTTTGCAATTAACATATAAATCCTTATTGATTGGGAAATGGCGCAGTTGGCGGAGTAAAGTTGGCTGTGTATCGTGCTATACCGTTAGTAATACGCACTTCATCTAAATAACCATTGTAAAAGTTTGCAGCTGTTCCAGCAGATGCACCAAGTCTTAAAAACTGGTCAGTTAAACTAGTTGATGATGTTCCTGACCCAGTAAGGGGTTTTGTACCATTTAAATAAAGTGTAATAGTTGAGCCATTTTTTACTACAGCCACATGAGTCCATGCACTTATTGTAATTCCAGTAGAAGAAGTAAACAAAATTGCGTTATTAACTGTTACAGAAATAAACCCAAGTGCAGTAATTGAAATTAATATTCCTGTCGTAGCTGTCGCAGTAGACCTTGTGTCTATCAAAGATTGCAAAGCTGTTACAGAATTGGGATAAACCCATGCTTCAATCGTAAAATTTGAAGTTCCAAAAGCATAATAAGTGTTATTTGGAAAGTTTAAATAACTTGTTGTTCCATTAAAACTAATTGAACCTGTGCCATATTTCACAACAGAAGTATTAATTTGTGCTGAGCCTACTGTAACTATATCGCTTTTAATAGCATTATCAACAATGCCAGAATTAGTTCCATTGAGAAGTAATGTAGTATTTGTAATGGCTGTAAGGGGTGCTGTTGGTGGAGTAAAACTGGCTGTGTAAAGAGCAGTACCTTTTACAATTCTAATGCTTGAAATGTATCCATTAATTGTTGTAGTGTTGATTTGACCTATAATTAAAGGTGTTCCTGTTGAAGATTGCGGTGTTCCAGAAACTGCAGAATTTGTATCTTTTATTCCATTTACATATAATGTAATTCCTGAGGAATTTTTAACCATTGCAATATGATTCCATTGGTTACTTTTTACAGTATTAGTAGATGTAACTGTTACAGAAAGACCATTGTAATATTTAAATTTAACTGTTCCATCTGTATATGGGCCAAAAGACCAATAGTTTATAACTGAAGTTGCGTTTGCGTTTCCAATAAGCGTTGATTGCGTATCTGAAGCAGTTATATATCCCCATCCTGCCAATGTTGTTGGGTATACCCATCCTTCTATTGTGTAATCTGTTGTCCACCAATCAAAAGACGATGTATTGTATGTAGCACTTAAATAATTTCCTGCAGACCCTGAAAAATATCCGCTACCACCAATGACACTTGTGTTATATGCAGATGTGGGAGCAAAAGGACTCCAAGGTTGAACCTGTGGCGTTCCTGTAAGTGTTAAAGCAAAATTATTACTTGAATTATCTATAAAACGATTAGATTGACAAGTAAGTAAACTGGTATTCGTTATGGCTGTTAAAGGTATGGTGCTAGGTGTGAAGTTGTCGGTGTAAACGGCAGTACCTTTTACCAATCGAACATTAGATGTATATCCAACTAAAATATTAACACCAGTTGCACCATTGACGTTAAGACATACACGACTGGCTACATAACTATTTGAATCAGAATAAGTAGAGCCTTCTTGAATTCCGTTTAAAAACATTTTTGTATTACCGCTAGATTTTGAAACGGCAACATGATACCAAGTGCCTACAACTAAAGCTGTTGTGCCTGTAATTTGCGCTGCATTAGATACAAAATAAGTAAGAACATCAGAGGCTGAAACATAAATTGCAGGAATTACAGCATTGGCTGTTCCGCTATTTCTTTGGTCAATAATGTATTGAATTGTGCCTGTTGTAGTTAAATAAACCCAACACTCCATTGTAAAATCACCAGTTCCATAAGTAAAAGCAGCATTGGTGGCAACAACTGCATACGATGAAGTTGGGAAATAATTACTCCAATATCCTGCCGCCTGACTAAAAGGTGTAAATGTTCCTTGTGTAGGCGCTCCAGTTCTAGTAATCGTATAGTTATTTGTAGAAGAATCTAAAAATGTATTGTTTTGTGTACCATTAGTACCATCACCATGAAGCAATGTGCTTACTTGTTTAAAATTTGGGTCTAATTGAGCACTAGAAGATTTAGTTGCGTAACTGAACATTAATAGTTTTGTCCTAATACAGATGCGTAAGTGTTTGTACCATCCTGAAAAAAAGTAAATATATCAAATTTTCCATTTACTGCGGTTGCTGTTGGCGCAAAACCACCAGCCCATTTTATAGTTGAGCCACCAGCCCATGTAATTGAATGAGAACCACCATAAGCAATAATAATAATAAAAGATTTGCCACTTACAGAACTAGGTAATGTAACTGTTGTATTGGCATTAGTAGTAAGTTTTTGAACCGTACCATCGGTTAATGCAACAGTAAATGTACTACCAGCAGAAGGCGAATAAAGCGTTTCTGTGTAGTTCGTAATGGTTGGGTTTGTTAGTGTTTTGTTTGTAAGGGTTTGTGTGCCTGTAAGCGTAGTAACTGTTGAATCAATAGCAATAGTCCCTGACCCTGTAATAGTGCCACCAGAAAGACCTGTACCAGCAGTAATTGAAGTTACTGTGCCTGAACCCTTGTTATTAAATGTAGTCCAATCTGCGGCACTTAAAGCACCACGATTAGAAGCAGAAGCTGTTGGCACATTAAGCGTGATTACAGGGGTTGTAGTGCCTGTAGCTACAGAAGATGATAGGTCAGTACCAGTTGTTCCTAAAGTCAGTGCAGCTACGCTTGTAACAGTTCCTACGCTAATTGAACCACCAAGACTTGTGCTTGTGCCGTTAATAGTAATTGCGCTGTTAGTAAGCTGGCTATTAGCAATAGAACCTAATGTGCCGCCAAGAGTTAATGAGCCTGAAGAAGTAACTGTGCCAGTTAAAGTAATGCCATTGACGCTACCAGTACCGCTTACAGAAGTTACTGTTCCTGTAGTTGGTGTAGACCATTGTGGAGCAGTTGCGCCAGAATTTACTGTTAATACTTGCCCTGCTGTGCCAATCGCTAATCTAGTGCCAGCACCACTTGTACCGCCATATAAAGTATCGCCAGCAGTAGTTAAAGGGCTTAAAGCATTAAATGCTGCACTTGCAGTAGATTGCCCTGTGCCACCTCGATTAATTGCAACAGCAGTACCATTCCAAGTTGCTGAGGTAATAGAACCAGGAAAGTCTAAAGTATTGGTAGACCAAGACACATTTGAAGGGGTTGAGTCATGTCTATCCCATGAACCTGCTGCTATTGAGTTATCAAGCAAAACAACAGTTACATAACCGCCTGCATTAATTGTAGCTATAGTTGTACTAGAGTTATTAACTACAGTAATTGCACCAGAAGATTGGTTATTATTAAAAGTAAATAACGCACCATTGGGCAAAGTGGTCGCATTAGGCAACTTAATTGTTTGACCGCCAGACCCAGTAATTAATAAATTTTGAGCTGAGGAAGCAGTTAATGTAATTGTTGTACCGCTTGCTGCTTGGCTACTAAAGCCTTCAAATAAACAGTTAGTGGTTATATTTCCGTTAGCATCACGCAAAACTACACTATTTGCGCCACTACTACTTGTAACGCCTGTACCGCCATTAGCTACTGGTAGGGCTGTGCCACTATAAGTTAAGGCCAATGTACCGCTTGTAGTAATAGGACTGCCTGTTACGCTTAAAAAACTAGGTACTGTAGCGGCAACGCTAGTAACTGTGCCTGTACCATAACCACTAGGGTTGCTCGCAGGGTAAGCTCCTAAATTTGTAAGTGCAGTAGGAGCGTCAGAAGCGCCTGTACCACCATTGGCAATAGGTACTGTTCCCGTTAGCTGGTGGTCATCGTTCCAATTAGAGGGCTGGACAACAGTTGTATCGCCAGCGTCAGGAATGGCACTTACAAACTTATGCTTGACTGTTATAGCCATTATTGGACTCCAGTTATCTTACCATCAGGCCCACGCACTACTGTTTTAGGTTTATTTAACTTGTTCATTAATTCGCTAATCATTTGTGCCATTTGATTGCTATTGTTATTAATTGCAGAAGCTACTGTTTCCATTGGGTTTTGCATTACTTGCGCCATATCTTCTTCATGCATATAAGCTGTTTCACCATCATCTGTGCCAGCAGAAATACGAGCAGTTTCAATCTTTGCGCCATTGTTAATATGAGCTAACAATACCTGAGTATTGCGCTCAGTCATCATCTTCATTTGAGCTACTTTTATTTCCATCTCTCTATCCATGCGATTACGCTGTTCTTCTAGCTGAAATTTCAGTTGGTTTTCTTGCGCCTGGTATTCTTGTTTAGCCTTCTCAAGCTCCATTTGCATTTGCATTTTAGCTTGCTCAAGTTGCATAGTCATTTGCATATCAGCTTGTTTAGCTTGGGATTGGGCTTGCATCTTAGCTTGTTCCATCTGCGCTTGCATTTGTATTTTCATTATTTCTGGTGGCGGTGGTTTTGGTTGACCTTGCATTTGTTGTGCTTTCATGCGAATTTCATCAGCAGTTTGGTCAATAATGCCTTCTAATTGTTTGCCAGCTTTAAATGCTGTTACGCCAAATTTCATCATTTCAATAGCCATAGGCGCTAATTCAGGTGCTGCTTGAATAATTGGCATGGTTTGCTGTAAAAATCCACCCATAGCTTGCAGAAATTGCATCCTATCTGCTTTTTCTTGCTGTTCATCTTGGTAAATCATTGAGTCAGAAGTAACTTCAATACGGAAGTTCTTTGACGCTTCGTTTCTTAATAATTCAATCGCCTGCGGAATAAGTTGCTGGTCTTGCGGACTTAATTGCATTGCGCCAGAAATCTTAACCAATGTGTCATCAGTAAAATGATTGCAAATAATCTGCGCTTTAATACTTAGTAAACTAGTAGCAAAGTCTACTACTGCGTGTTGCATAGTTTTTAAGCGACCAGCAGCGTTATTAGATTTAATAAT